AATATGACTTTGAAGAAATAGCAAAGTCTCAACAACCCACAGCAAAATTTACTGATTTTAAATTTAATTGATATGACTATTGATCTTGAAAAATATGTTGAGTTCGTTGACGGAACCACCTCAGAACCTAGTAAAGAGTTTACTGAATTCATTGATCGTCTGATCAAACTGAACCAGGAAGACTTTGCTACTGAGCGTCTACTGACTGCTGCTGTAGGTATGTCTGCTGAAGCAGGCGAGTTTACTGAGATTGTGAAGAAGATTGTTTTTCAGGGAAAACCTGTAAACAATGAAAACCTGTTTCATCTGAAACGTGAGCTTGGAGACATCATGTGGTATGTTGCACAAGCTTGCATGGGTCTCGACATTTCGCTTGAGGAAATCGTTCAGATGAATTTTGAGAAACTGAGTGCCCGTTACCCCGAAGGCTCGTTTAGCATTGATCGCTCGGAAAACCGAGTGGCAGGCGATCTCTAATAAATACCCCCGTAAGGGGGTTTTTTAATGGGTATTGCCGAATTCAAAAAAGCAAGCAATGGTACTCACTATTGGAAAACTTTTGCTGAGAAAGTTCAGAACGGTGTTGCTCTTCTCACTAAAGATGGACATGTTACCATAGACAAGAGTGATAAGCGTTGGGGATTTTTAAAGACTACTAGTAGGTTTGATGCCAATGCTGAAGTTGGCATGGAACAATTTAAGAAAGGCAGAAGTTATTCTTTCCCTAAACTTGGTGGTGGTGAGGTTTCACTGGGTGCAATCCTCAAAGCAAATGTAAGCGTAGGAAGTCCTAGAAAGAAGTATAATCTCGGCAATGTAGCAGAGGGTGTTCTTGCATTTGCTATCACTGCAAGATTTTTAAATAAGAATAAGAGAATTACAGAGCAAGATCTTGTTAAGGTTTTGAATGCAGTTAAACCTACAAGATCTGGAACTTCGTCAGGTAAGATATTTCAGTCACCTAATGCTCCTCATCCTAAGATGAGGAAACTTTTGTTTGATGATGTGAAGGTAGTTGTAAACCTCACGACAGCAAACATGGACATGCTATTCACTAGTGATCCTGATGAGTATGAGGTGCTGAGACAACTGATGCCATCGTGCATCTCTTATGCAAACTCACAGGAGATCAATACTGCGGCACTGATGATGTATCGCAATGGCAAGAAAGATTATATTGATGTGATCGCTGATGGAATTGGTGATGAGACAGGAACAAAGGTTGATGTAAACCTTGTCATTAACAACTCCAAGAACATTTCTATTCCTGGTAATACTAATGGTACGCAACTAAGACTGACACAGATCTCATTGAAGAGAGATGTAGATCAGTTTGCTCAGGTTGGTGGATGGACTATGGATAAGACTGATGATTTGTGGGGCAGGATTCTTGGTAGTAGACCATCCACTTCTAGTGTAGTTCAACAGATCTATGCCGACTCTGCTGAGATGAGAGGAACCACAGAGGAGGTTGCTGCTGATACTATGAGGAGAGTTTATACCTGGGCTAATCAGCAACTGGAGCAAAAATTTAGTAATAAAGTATGGTTAGAGGAGTTTGTTGAAGTATTAGATAATTTTGCAACGTACAAAGAAGAGAACGTAGCACTGGTTGAGATCAAAGGTGACACGTTCCATAGATATGATTTCAAAAAGTTAAAGGTTGCTCTTGTCGGATTCCCTGAGGCAGACGTTCCTGCTAACCTTAGACTAAGTTCTGAATACATTGTCGGTGCTAGTGGTCTGCCTACAGTCAGAATCTCTGGAACTAACCAAAATGATAATAAGAAGTATGAGTTAGTGCAGTTCCGATTCAAGATGGAGAAAGGAACTGGTGGTGTTCCTAAAGCAATCCGTAATTATGTTGAGAAACGCTCTGGTCTGGAGGACTACATCGGATGAGCAAGAACACTCACTTAGAACACCTAGAGGATAGTATCTTACTTGATGGAGCGCAAGGTGCTACCGACGCATTTAAATTTTTAGATCTGCTGGCAAAAACATTCACCACTGGTGGATCTAATGCATTTAAGATTACCACAAAGTGGGACGGAGCACCTGCTATATTTTGTGGTATCTATCCTGGTACGAGTAACTTCTTTGTTGGAACTAAATCAGTATTCAATAAGGATGCGAAGATTAATTATGCAGACTCTGATATTGATAGGAATCATGGTCATGCTGCAGGACTGGTGGAGAAACTAAAAGCATCACTCAAGTATCTTCCAGCACTCGGTATCAAAGGAGTTGCACAGGGTGATCTTCTATTCACCACAGATAAAAAGCAACAGGTTATTGACGGCAAGAACTGCATTACGTTCCAACCTAATACTATTACATATGCTATCCCAGAAGATAGTGATCTCTATGAGAAAGCAAAGAAGGCAAAACTTGGTGTAGTATTTCACACCACATATACTGGCAGTGATGTCAGTACGATGAATGCTTCTTTTGGTTTTGATGTCAGTCAACTTAAATCTTCTGATGATGTTCTAGTTCTCAGTGCAGAGATAGGAACATTAGGCAGCGATACACTTCTCACAGCTGGGGAGAAAACTAAACTAGGACAACTGAGAACTCAGGCACCAGCGATAGTGCGTCGTGCTGGTTCATTCTTGGATGAGGTTGCTGAGCAGATTGTTGCTAAAGATCAGTTGACTATCGGACCACGACTGAAGATTTTCTTTAATGCTTACGTTCGTCAGGGCAGGACTGTTCCCTCACCTGATGCTTTCTATAAAGAGTTTACGAAGTATTTTGAGACAGAGTGTCAGAAGGCAGTAGATAAAGTCAAGACTCCTAAAGCAAAGGCAACCAAACTCAAGAAGATGTTTGATGGTCTTGAGTTTATTGAAAATAATAAAAGTGCTCTAAACAGCACTGTTCAACTATATAAGTTATTACAAGAAGCGAAGTTAGTATTCATTCGCAAACTTGAGAAGGGTGAGAAGATTGGTACTTATCTCAAGACTGAAGGTGGATATGAAGTCACAGCACCTGAGGGTTATGTTGCTATCAGTGGTGGCACCAATGCTGTGAAGTTAGTGGATCGTTTGTCATTTAGCGTAGCAAACTTTAACGTATCCAAAGACTGGGTATCAGGAGATAAATGAAAAGAGTAGTATTTGCTTGGGGTAGATTCAACCCACCAACAATCGGGCATGAGAAACTTCTGCTAGCAGTTAAGAACATTGCTGGTCAGGATGATTTCTTTATCTACCCTACACATACACAGGACAAGAAGAAGAATCCTTTAGATTCTAAAACTAAGTCAGATGTGATGAAGAAAATGTTTCCTACAATGAATACGAATATCATTTACGATCCTCACATTAAAACTATCATTCATGCATTGCAGCAGTTACAGGGAACATATCATGACTGCGTGCTTGTTTGTGGATCTGATCGCGTGCAATCATATGATAAGATGATTAGTAAGTATAATGGTATTGAATATACATTCAGAAAATTAGAGGTTGTATCTGCTGGCGAGAGAGATCCTGATGCTGATGGTGCTGAAGGTATGTCTGCCAGTAAGATGAGAGCAGCAGCAGTTCAATCTGACTTCAATTCATTTAGAGCAGGTATGCCTAGAACTATCTCTGATAGAGATTGCAGAGAACTCATGGACAAGATCAGAGATATTATGCTCAACTAAATAGTTTGATAGAATCTAAGTATTAATGTACAACTTTTCAGAATACTCAAAGGTTTACATCCGTGAACAGTATTACAATGATGAGATCTTCCCAGAAGGGATGAAAGTAAAGAATGGAAATGATCAGGTCGGCACTATTATTAGACGTGGACCAAACTATGTTATCTGCTTAGATGAAAATCATAAGACATTCAGAAGTTGGATCTCTGACATCAGCGAGGTTCATGAACTTGGCACTGATGAGACCAGAGAGTATCTTCAGGATCTTACTCCTGGTCAAAAGAAAGAACAATATGGTAAGACTAAGACTCCAGAGTGGTCTACATCTATAAATAAAAGAAAAAGTACCCAAAAGGAAATGTATAACGATAGCTATTCAGAGAATTTGGTTAAACGCACTGCTCAAGGCATTGCTGGTGAGCAAAGCTACGGTGAAGTTGAGAATAAGCAGGAAGTGTCTGATGAGTATTCAGCATCTTTGATGGATGCTGCTGTTGCTAAACTCTCTTCAGGTAAACTATTTGAAGGTAGCATGAAGCAAGCACGCAAGAATGTTGGTGCTGATTCATGTTGGGATGGTTATAAAGCAAAGGGAACTAAAAAGAAAGGTGGTAAGGTTGTTCCTAACTGTGTCAAAGAAGAGGATCTTGACGAGAAGAAACTTGATCCCGTTGGCAAGGAAGATGGTGATGTAGATAACGATGGTGATAA